GGTTGACTTAACAGTAGTGCTTCCTAATGCTCTCAAACGTAAGGCAACTGTTTTCCCTGTAAGATTGATAGGGTTCCATGTAGTGCTATCACTCTCATCAAGGGTCTGACCAGATGCAGCAGTGGAGCTATCTTTTAATGTGATCGTTAACTCAGGCAACGTATCGCCTACCGTTAAGTTAATTGTGTCGCTATAGGCCATCAGATTAGCCCTCTATATTTGACTGTTAAAGAACCTCCGCTATATCCATATTGGACTTTGCGTCTTATCTGCCCAGAGGATCTATCAAAAAGAGATTTATTTGCTTGAGCGTCTGGTAAGTTTGTCCAAGGACTGTCAGCCATCATTTGCAGTCGATAGACCGCTCCATGAACTATGGCTTCTCGATATTCCTTACCAATCGTGTCAGGTATTGAAGTTGAAGTTGAATTAGGCTTGACCGAATACAATACTTTTAAACTTTCTTTTTCATTCGGAACCGGCGCTACATAGAAGACCGTATTATCTCTTTGAGAAAAATATCTAGGCTTTGACTTAGAAGTCCCATCTCCTTGCAGCTCAAGTAGTCTTGAATAAGATACCGGCGTCAACTTAACGTGATTACGATAAATATCGATAATATTATTTAACTCAGTTCCAGTTGGAATGGAGACATCGTATTCATCTATTCCAGCAACTATCTGAAGCGTCTCAGGCTCTAATCGATATGCATCGGTCTTAATGCAAAAATCTATTACGGACTCTCTTATAACTCGTTCTAAAAGAAAGTCTGGAGCACCCGCTGCTTCGGGTCTTACATAATCCGCTAAATCAAGGTACTTCATTATTGCGCTCCTTGGTTAGCTGGGACGGGGATCGTCCCCGCATCGGCACGACTTTTCGCTCCAATACTCGCCAGAAACGTCTGATAAAACTGGCCAGCTTTTTGATCATCGCCAGCAAACTCGCTATCAAATTGATAAGATCGATACATAACATAATCAAGCAGTGCGTTAGCATAAACATCATCAAGATCGAGCACCTGTGTATCTGTTGAAAAGTTAGTAATCGCCACATCATCAGGTGATTGGCTGTACTTAATTTCTATCTGTGTGCTGTTAGTGGCATTTGGATAGACATAAAATGTTTTTGGATCAATTGGATCATAGACGAAGTGCTGGATTCCATCGTTACTCGAAGCGGTGGTATGCCAAGTAGGCAGCTGTTCATCGAGAACCTTCCTGTCAATCGCGGTAATTGCCCTTCCACTAACATTCCGCACGACATCGAGAAGACGAATACCGCCGCTTGGAAGTGTTTGTTTACTACCCGTAGCACAAGTGAAATTTCCATTGGTCATGAATGCATCAGGCCGCTGAAGAGCGACCTCACGCTGAGCATCATTAAAAAACTTTAGCAAGTTTGCATTACTAAAACGTGTCTGATCTGTGTCTTGCAAAAGAACAGAGGCTCGTCCTAGTACATCTACAACCTTGATCGTTGCCATTAAGCAGCACTCCACTCAATGACTTCGAGGTCTGCGTTTTTCGCAAAGATCGGATCATAGTCAAATTCATTTCCAGTGATCACATTGCGAACCCGCATAGGAATTCTTTCGGGCGGCTTCTCTTTTTTCTCGCCACCATTTTTTCGGATTCTTTCCATCTGATCTTCTAAATCAGATAACGACAAACGCCTATCAAGTTTGATGTTATATTTTTCTTTCGCTTCAATATAAAGATCGTCTTTCGGTGTTGTGTCGCTCATGGAACCTCCTAAGTAAATTAAGTAAGGGGGAGCGAACTCCCCCCATTCGGACTATTAAGTCCACTTACCTACAACAAGAGCGTCAGGTACTACGACTTTAGAGCCGTAAACCTTCAGACCGCGCACACCATCACCAAAGGATGATTCTAGTCTTACAGTCTCAGTGTTAGTAAACTGAGATGCGAAACAAATCGACTTGGGATGTCCTGCGAGTACGTGAGTGTAGCCACTGTCTGCACCAGACGATGCGGTATACAACATGTTAGATTGATAAACCGTGAAACGGTCAACAATACCAACCTTACCGTTACGTAACGGAGAAGTATCATCTCCTGTTAAGTAAGCTTGACGTAACTCTGATTGCTTGAGTTTTGAAACAAACTCAGGAGAAAGAACGATAAATCGACCTTCTTCTGGTATGTTCAGGTTATCCATCGATGTCGCCATACCTAGAATAGTTTCCAAGATATTTGACGTAGTGATGGTTGTTTGGCTACCAATAGTGGTCGCCCCTGTGACTACGCCTGCAAGCACCTGAGTTTCAACAGCGATTCTCATTTGCTCAGCTGCATCTTTAGAAGCAGCAGCAAGCATATCGATATCACCCTGTGCTGAAAGCACATCAGAAACTTTGAATGCATAACTCTTAGCTTGGTCGATGTTTAACTCAACCGTGCTAGTTGTTACGTCTGCATAAGTGAGAGTGCCAGTGTAGTCAGCAACTGAAACCGTGGGTACGGTACGGATGTGAACCTTATCACCTTGACCTGAAATCTCACCTTCGTAGTCAGTGTTAGAAATAGCTGGAAGCACTGAAGATTTATAAAACTTCGCTTGCAGCAGCTTAGAAAAGACTTCTGGAATGAAGCCACCCTGATTAGCAGCATAAGTAAACGCTGCGCCAGAGCCATTTGCACCAATTGCCATTGTAAATTACCTCACAAGAGTTAATTAACGCCGGATTTGGCCTGACCTCCATGCCTGTAAAAGAGCATCTTCATTCGCTTCAAAATCATTAAGCGACATACCCTTTATGTCAGCCGCAGACCAGACTTTCTGTCCAGCACCTGTATCGGGTTTTCTAGACTTAGGAAGCTTCGGCTCTGCCGCTGCTTTCGCTTTCTCTAAAACCCGCTCTTGCGGCGTTGGTTTTCCAAGACCCATTTCCTGCTTAAACCTCGACAGTACAGAATTAACATCGTTGGATGATCCATTTTCTATCCAACTTTTAGTTGCACCGTCTTGAGACTCCAGCCAGTCCGTCCAGTCTCCCGTTTGTGTAATCTCTGACACATCGGGGTGAACGTCCTTGATGCGCTGGAAGTGTGCGTCTACAAAGTGACGCTGTTCCTCCTGTGCTCGCATCTCGCGGAGCTGTTCAAGCTCTTTATTTGTCTCGGCTACCTGTGCTTGCGTTCTATCAATGTGATCTAAAATTGGAGCTGCAAGATCAGGGTATTCCTCCCTGATGGATTTGAGCTGCTCCAGATCCACATCTTTTTCAACAAGCTGACGTTTCATATCGCCCATCTCTGCGCGGAGCCTTTCGATTTCTCGACCTTGCTCCTTTGCTAAAGTGGTCGCTTCAGTCATTTTTCTCTGAGCATTCTTATAGCGTTGATCGGCTTTCTGTAAAGCCAACTCCGATTCAGAAACTTCGCCGCCTGTCTCTTCTACGGGAGCCTGTTCCTGCGCTGGTTCTTCGGTCGTATCCTCTGGCTCTTCGGTGACCTTAGCTTCCACTTCTGGTTCGGCTTCAGGGGTGTCCTCTACTGGAGGTTCCTGAGTTTCGCCTTTCATCTGTGCAAGCGCTTCCTGCGCTTCCGCTTCTAACTGCTCTGGATCTACTTTCATGGTCGGTTCCTAACAAGGGTGTCCGTTATTCAAAGCTGGAGACTACTTTCCTTGGAGAGCGTTCCGCTTCGATTACCGCCGTGGCGGTTTGTTCTAATTCAAGCAACGTGCGGAGTTCTTGAACTCGCCCTTGCTCAAATCGAAAATTCTTTTCATCTGCACTTTCTAGAAGCCCTTGAGCTTCAATCAACCTATCCTGAAATAACTCCATTAGGATCGGCCATTCGTCCGTCAGGGACAGCACCTTCACTGCTCTGGCTTGCAGCCGCGAGCATAGCTTGTTGTTGCTGAATTGCTGCTTGCTGTTCGGCAATTAATTGCTCCTCAGTTTTCACAACATCATCGGGATCGATATCCATAGAACGTGCGATATCACGCAACAGCCTTGGTCTATCGACCAGACTGGCGTCTGCTTCATTGGAAACCAGAGAGAGGAATTGTAAGAGTCTCTGGCTCTGCACTTCTTTCTGCACAAGTGCTGTGCTGCCACGCGCCACAATTTTAAGGTCGCCCTTTGCGCGTTCGTTGGTTCCGTATTCCATATTAAAATGGAATAGACTTTCTATCATAGGGCGTATCAAGAAATCGTCAATGTTTTTAATCGTTGATTTAAGCGCTACATTAGCCGCTCCCATCAGCATAGAAATACCAGTCGCTGTTTTATTTAAACTCTTAGTTTGTTCGCCATGAGTGTAAGAAGGTAGAGAAGTTGTCTCATCCGCAAAGCGCCGGAAGATTTCAATAATCTGGTTTAGTCCGTTTGCATTGGCAACAGGTTGATAGTATCTAACCGCTGGCATAGAGCCATCACCGCCGGATCGCAAAAAAACACGCCAAGGATGTAGATCAGTAGGATCTTCTCCTGCCGCTAGTAAATCTGTATTAACCTCAACCATCGGGCCGCTAGATAGAGCCATGTTATCAAGCCATATTCTAGTAACCGCATTCATGGTTTGTTGAGAGTCCCTCATCATGCGAGGCACACCTACTCCCCAGAACTGGTGAGGGCTTCTTTCGTAAGGGAATACCTGATAAGGAATACGATAACCTTTGATTGGATTCAAAGTAGCACGAATCACTTTGCTATCTACGATCCAGATATTAGCGTCAAAGTCAGCGCTAGGGTCAGAGCCTTCAGGTAATTCTACTCCGGCATCCTTGAGATCATAGCCGTCAAGAGTCCCCCAGAATTCTAATAGTTCAAACCGATGAGAATCGCCAACATCAGTAATGCCAGCGATCTCTCGTCGGGTACGTTCGTGATCCTGCTCGTCATGATTTCCTTTTCTATTATCTTTCAGGATAGATAATATTACTTCTGTATCAAAGGAAGGTAAGTCAGCAAGCTCTCTAAATTGTCTTCGCGTTAAAACATGTCGCCGGAAAAGGCCGGAACAATTTTCTAGGGAGGTGCAATAAGGATCTGGGTATAAGTCGAAAATAGAAACGGATTCTATTTCAGGCTTAACCACTTCCTCCATAGCCATCGCAAAACCTTCTTGCCCATCTTCTCCTATCACTCTTTGATAGGACTGTCTTTGTTCGATTTTTATTGTGCCTGATTTGATCGCACCTGATCCAAATATGCAGGATTCTAAAATAGCTTCCTTCATTTTTTGTTCAGTATTTTCCTCGATGAGTTGATCATCGATGTCTTCTTTCATTTCCTCAGCGGCTTTATCAGCCCACTGCTGTTCTTGCTCCTGCAATCCTTCCTGAATACGAGCCTCATTCTCAGCCAGCACTTGCTGTATTACTTCAGGAGGTTGGCCCTGACCTAACGCAACAATGTTCTGTATCAGTTGCTGCTGCATTTCTGCACGTTTCATGGGGTTAATAGAGGGGCGAGGCGTAGGCTTTATGCCATAAAATGAGTCTGAGCTTTGGAACAAAAGGTCAACAATTCGTGAATAAGCAGACATCACCTTGGTACGGGTAAGGCCCACAAAGACTTTGCTTCGAGTACCAGAAGCTTCTGCAAGACGTGCTAATGTCTCTGGATCATACTGCCCAGAAAATTGACGCAAGTCAGAAATCCAGTCGTTCTCTGTTTCACGTCTGGCATCTTTGTACTCAGAATAGAGCTGATTCAGGCGAGCGCCTAAATTCATTATTTCCTGATCTTGAGTTGAGTCAGGATTCTCTACATCGAACCCAGCCTCTAGAAGTGCTTCGCCTGCCATTAATAGCCCACCACGGTGTCAACGGTTTTAAATCGCCTCGTCGCCGTGAAAATTTTCGGGCGAGGCATCGTAGCCAATCCATGAAGGGCAATAGCGTAAGCTATCACCCTGTCATCATAGCACCCGTTTTGAGAATTGAAAGACCCTTTTTCGTCGATAATATAAGTTCTTAGCTCCTTGATTAGTTCCATGTCTGCGATGCCAGAATCGCGTTGTCGAAGTAGTGCGGCAACATTATCTATGATCAAAGGTTTCGTTTTGCTGGTGGTTAAGAATCCACCACGCTTTGTCATCTTGTCACCATAGGCACCGTCCACAGAACTTTCGACAAATAGGGATGGGTAATTTAATTCCTGCAATCGGCGTAAGGTAGTGAGTCCATGATTGTTCCGTTCAACAATAACGTAAGCATTATTAAAACGAGCGCCCAGCTTTCCTATCAGGTCGCCCCAAAGAAACGGATCGATATGCCCATGCCAGCAGGCAACCTGTCTTCCTCTTGAGTCTAGTATTTGTGCAACAGAATAGTCTCCATAGGCCAAGCCTTCTGCCACGTCTACACCTATCACATAGCTATCATCCTTGTTAGGAGTCACCCACTCACGATAGGGGCCGCTACTTCGTCTATGTAGGTTGCCGTCAAACTCGCCAATAAAGTCAGGCGTATAACAGTCTTTTTCGGCGTCACCTATGACTTCATCCTCAACAAAGCAGCGACCAGACGTTAAGAAAGCTTCATAAGGAGTGGAAGGATATTCCTGCTTAAAAAGATCGTGGCCACCCAGCTCATCCATTTTATTGCGTCGGAACTGAAGTTGTTCGTCAGTTAAATCAAATTTAGCGGCGAGCTGCTCCTCATCTTTTGTCCTTTCAAAATAGGGCCGCACCTTAGCTTTGTATTCCGCCATCGCATACCAAGGAACAAAACAGGTAATCCATTCTGTCTCCCCTCTCAGGGATTTCATTACCTGATCGTAAAACCAACCGCCTGCACCGTTAGCCGTCGATTCCAGAATGACTTCTGATCCATCCCCGCCCACTGTCTGTAATAGACCGGCTACAATATCTGCACCCTGCGGATAGAAAGCTACTTCCGATCCGTGTACAAAACGGTTTGTCTGTCCTCGCCCTGTCTGTGTCGATCTTGCAGTACCTACCCTGTAACGACTATTGATCTCGTCAAAAACTAAAGTCGCGGCGGATTGTGAAGCAAGGTTAGGTTTAAACGCCTTATGTGGAACATGGTCATAGAATGTCCGAACCATGTTAAAAATAGCATTCGTGGACTCTGCTAGGTGGGACAATACGAAAGCATTAGCATTTCTTGTTTGTGTTATCCGCCAGAAAAATCGTCCCTCAACGTATGTGGATATCCCTACCTGTCTAGCCTTGAGTATCAGCGCACGTATTTTTCCATCATCCTTCAGCTGTTGCTCCAGCTGTTGATGCACCATCTTCTGACCGTTGTTTAGTTTAAAAGGTAATAGCTCCCCTTCCTTGCTAACCACACGCAATACGTTTTTAGCGTAAATAGGAAAATCGACTTTGAATTTTTTCGCGACTTCCTTCAGTTCCTGATCATTCACCTTCCAGCCCCCATAAGACTTGCTTACACCACCAGAGCAGTTCTGTATCGTCCCCTGCACCGCGCATCGAATTCACACGCGAGCACACTATCCTGACATTGCCATCCACATAGCCCTCCGAAGAATCGATCCGATCCAGACTCGCATTCAAACCAGTTGTCTCCTTCAGATTCTTGGGGGTATACGTCATAGCCATCCCCGTCACTGCACAGCGTCCATCCTGTATCTGCCATAATTGTTCCAAGTATTCCCTATCAATCGTTACGGCTAATTTTTCCCTAGCGGCAGATCCTGAGTTACCGCGCTGCAATCGTTTGTATAAAAAATGGATAGGGCTTTTTCCATAAGACAGGTGCGCCCTACTCTTGTCGCAGGCTTTGCACGTTCTCCTGAGATAAGCTTTCCCCCTACGAACTAGCTCGTAGTATTCGCTGACATGCTTTCGAGTGCCGCATTTTTTGCATACTCTATGTGAAGCTGCCAAGGGTTAGCCCCTGTGATTTCATGAAATTCGTTTATCGCCACCTTAGAAGCGGATACTGCAATACGATCTGCCATCAAGCGACTGCCTAAACCAACGCAACCCACTACATCTTGCGGGTAATTTGCTACATGGATCAGTATATGGGTGCGATTTGGCACGTCTTTTACCTCATAAGTCCATCCAAACTTAGGAGATTCGCGCCATGAGAGGTCATATTCGCCCTCTGGGATGCAGCTTTCGTAAGGAGTATTGTCCTTCCAAGGCCGCTCAACAGTGTAAAACTTGCGTCCTGCTACCCATAAAACCCCTAATGTGCCCATCGGGTGGTAACAAAAGCGCTTGATCATGATCATTTTTGGCCCCTTTTAGTAAGAAGGCTCTCAGAAGCCCCAGATTTGACGATACGTTTAAGGGAGGTTTGACCAAGGGGAAGGTCGATATCGTCTCCAGTGAGGCCCCTGAGAGCGCCTAGTATACTATATTAATAAATAGTTAATTAAAATAACTCATTTGCAACTGTGTTTTTTACTTTTACGTGCCTTTTTAGACTTCTTAGGCCGCCCGACTTTCTTTCCGTAAGTTCCTTTTCCTGCTGGCATACTATTTTCCTGTCAATTTTTTAAGGTACTCTATTTTTTTAGGGGTACTCTCAGAAAGACCCCCGCCCCCCTTTAGTGATGCCCCCTGTCGATTTATGGTTCTGATTACAGAGATAGGTCACATGGAACCATGGTGAGCGTGTGCGGCGCGATCCTCCATATGCTATCCCCCCCCCATCCTTGCCTCGATCTGCTGGGTGGTATGGGGTGGCATGGCCCAGAAAACCTGAGCACTGCATACTCAATGCAGTTCTCCAAGGCGCTAAGCCTTTGATTTAATGGCGAAAACATTGGAGGAAACTTCCTCTTCTTCCTCTGAATCTGTGAGATCAGCGAAGAATCCACTACTAATAGTCTCGACTTGCTGCTTCTCTGGAGCGAATGAGCCATAGATCTTGCCAAGCAGCTCTAAGCTGCGAACCCTCGATGCATCGGCGTTATTAGGATCGATGGATTCCTGCGTCAATCGCTCGATGAGCCAATCCGTTTTATCAACCGTTCTTGCCATCATCTGCCGCTTATGAGCCTCGATAGCAGCCTTAACGTCAACATGGGTCAACAGCCTGCTGCCCTGCTGTTTCGGATGAGAATACCCAGCAGCCTTGGCCGCTTGCAATGCATTGCCATGCTCAACAAACTCACTAACAAACTTGGACTGCCTCCAATTCAACTTATCGTGACTTCTCTCTGCTTTGTTATCTAACTCACTCACTCTTATCTCTCTCTACTGTCTCTATATAATGGTTTACATCATCCGGCGATTTGTGTGTTTGGATTTTTTCCGCGCCGATTAAAATTTTTGCTCAGCTGGCCAAGTGTGAACCGGCGGCCAATAGCGCCGCAAAGATAACCCAACCTGCTCGCTCCCAAACTTTGATTGATCCGCTTGCCTGATTAAAATTCTCGACCAGCTCGCGGTGTTCTTTCTCTATCCAGTCTATCCGAAGCTCGTGACGGTTTAGTCTCGCGTGAGCTGCATCTGTTCGCTCATCGATCCTGCCAATCTCTGACAGCTGGTCAGTCAATCTATCCAGCTTTTCTTCTATCCTGAGCAATCTATTAGCTAACTCTGAATCCAAATCCACATCCTCATTATCGGATCTACTAAACCTTTTTTCATTCTAGCGCTTGCATTTCGTATTTCAATGAATTATCTTGAAATCTGAAGGGGTCGCCGACCCTCACACTTGGAGAGAAAACATGGAAACAAACGGAAGCACATTTGAGGTCAGCCCGACTAATCCTCACGCAAAATTATTGGATCGTCTTTATAAGCTCGACCGGCAGTACAGTGACTTGCTCGCTAAGCACGAACTCTACTGGGATAGCCGCGATCCTGATGACCGATATGAGGAGTGGGCGGATCGAGTAATCCTGAAGCAAGATGACGCAGCAGAAGCCATCCTATATCGAATCGAGAGACTGGGTGAGGATTTGCCAGAAAGTCAGATCGAGGTATTCGAGAAGGCATACGTCAAGACTCACGGATACCCATCTTACGCAATGGATCGTGTTAATAGCATTGGAGGATGGTAATCATGGATGATTTAGATTTCTCTGATTTGGCAACCGTCCCAGTGGCTCGCGAGTCGGTGGACGAAACCGCCACACATAAATGCGTCCGTTGTGGGGGTTCGGGCGAATGGGTTGGTCGATTCGCATCTAACCACACTGGCCGAGTGCCTCGCGGAAAATGTCACGCCTGCAATGGTCGTGGCTCATTCAAAACCTCAGCATCTGAGCGCTTCAAAAAACGCACAGCTCGCAAGGTGAAAGTCGAGAATGACAAGGTGTTGAATCTCGAAAGTTTCGCCGAAGAAAACCCTGCTCAGCTGGAATGGCTCAAAGCCAATACCGGCTGGGATCTGGCCGCCAGCTTCCTAGAGCAAGTCCAGAAGAAGGGATATCTCAGCGAAAAGCAGATGCACATTATCAACTCTGGGATTGCGCGAGATGCTGACCGAGCCACAAAGCGAGAGCGTTCGGCGCCTCAGACTCAGATTGATATGACCGATCTTTTGCACCGTTTTGAGCTGGCTAACAAGGCCGGTATTAAGCGTCCTAAAGTCAACACAGGTGATCTGCTCTTTTCACTGGCTCCGGCCAGCGGCAAGAATGAAGGTTACGTGTATGTCAAAGGTCAGACAAATGATTGGGATGAGCGGCCCTACTTCGGAAAGATCTCACCTGAAGGTAAGTTCTTTGGAGTGAGGGATCTGGAAGATGAGACGCGGAAGCGAATCATCGAGATCGGTTCTGATGTAGTGGCGGCGGCCAAGGCCCACGGCGCCCAGCACAATAACTGCTGTTTTTGTAATCGAGATCTCACAACTAATGAGTCGGTATCGAACGGATACGGCCCGATTTGTGCTGAGCGGTATGGATTACCTTGGGAAGTCACCGAGGAGTTCAAGGCAGCTAAGGAGGCGCTGAAAGCAGCCAATCAATAACTTGCCTGATGAGGGGCGCGGGGGCGCCCCGAAATCTCAACTGAGATAGCAAGACCCAATAATGGGATTTTTAAA